CAGCAGAAAATAAAAGAACAACAATGTATGAGAAAGCAATCGAACAATTCCAAACTTTAGAAGATTGGAAAGTTCTTGTTAAAAATGTCAAAACTGTTTTAGAGAATGATATTCCTATGTCGTTGCTTCAAAAGACTATCGATAAGACTTCTGATAAAGTTGCAAAGTATGTCACTGAAACTAATGTAAGAGACTTAACACCTAGAAAAGTAGATGCTTCATTGATGATAGTATACACTGCTTTAAGATTATCAGAGGAAAGAAAGTTAAGACAAACTGAAAAGAATTTGAGAAGATGTGCTGAAGATGTAATCAATACAATGCAAAGTATGATTAAAGATATAGAAAAAATGAAAGAACTTTGTATGATGAGTTCAACTGCAAAGACCAGAGCATTAAATTTCTTTACACCATTATTAGAAACCTGCATTCAGAACTCAGATGAAAATCAAGATGATAGTAAAGACCTTTTGATTAGAAAATCTTTAGAGATAGTGTCACAAAACAATATTTCAATTGTCACCGATAGACCAATCACAATATTAGATAGAGAAGAAAATGATAGTGATGGTTTCAGATTAGTTGAAGTTGTCATTGATGAAGGTAGGGGATTACACCTTGGTCACTGTAAGTCTGGTGATGATAGTGGTGGGTTCTTCTTACAACCTGCTGGCGACAACATCTTTTGGAGTAATAAGAGAGATTTTGTTCCAAGTGAATATGCAGATGAATATATGAGTGAAGTCGCTAAGTACCTTGCAGGTGTTAGTTCAACCTGGTTCTCAGATGCCGAGTTGATGCAGGCATATACTAATACTCAGAACTTAGCAAATATTTGGAAACATGGTGGTTGACAATGACCACAACTTTTTAGTACCATAATAACTGATGAGAAAAACTACTATTAAAAAGGAGACAATATGAGTAAGTGGACTTATGACCCTTCCGAGTCAATCGACATCGGAGGTAAAAACTTTCATTTAACACCTGATAGAAAAGAATTTATCGAGGCGTTAAAATCAAAATACCCAAACAAGTTAGAGTTTTCAAAAGAAGACTTTGATGCTGTTGGTTATTTTCCATACTGGTTGAAATCAAACAGATATAATTTCAAATCTGGTTCTGTTTTCAATCTTCAACCGATACTCGCTGTTTCAGATGCGCCCAAACCTGCACCTGCACCAGTGAACATTGCACCTGCACCTGTTTATGAAACTAATCAGATGCCAGTTGCCGCTCAGACTCAAGCAGTTAATCTGATTGAAGACAATGTGAAAATCATTCCTGAGAAGATGTCAAACTATGTTCCGTTTGGTCACTTCAAAGATGTCAAGAACATCATCAAGTCTAAGATTTTCTTTCCTGTTTTCGTGACAGGTCTTTCTGGTAACGGTAAGACTTTGATGATTGAACAAGTTTGTGCTCAGTTGAAGAGAGAACTTTACAGAGTCAACATCACCATCGAGACTGATGAAGATGATTTAATGGGTGGTCACACTCTACAAAATGGCAACATTACTTTCAGAGAAGGTCCTGTTGTCAAGGCGATGAGAAAAGGTGCTGTTCTTCTCTTAGATGAAGTCGACCTTGGTTCTAACAAGTTAATGTGTTTACAGTCAGTTCTTGAAGGTAAAGGTTATCTAATCAAGAAGACTGGCGAGTGGGTGACACCTGCACCAGGTTTTACAGTTCTTGCGACTGCTAATACAAAAGGTCAAGGGTCAGAAGATGGCAAGTTCATCGGCACCCAAATCATGAACGAGGCGATGCTTGAGAGATTCGCTATCACAATGCAACAAGAATATCCTCCAGTGACTACTGAGAGAAGTATTCTGAAAAAAGAAATGGCGTTGAGTGGCGATGTCGATGAAGATTTCACAAAGAAACTTGTCGATTGGGCAGACATTATCAGAAAAACCTACTATGAAGGTGCGATTGATGATGTTATCACAACAAGAAGACTTGTTCACATTGTCAATGCATTCAGAATGTTCGGCGACAAGTTGAAGTCAATCGAGATGTGCATATCAAGGTTCGATGAAGAAACTAGAAATGCAGTTCTAGACCTTTACAGTAAAGTCGATGAGGGAGTTGATTTAACAGAAAACTCCCTAGACGAATCTTCTGATTCAGAGTATAATGATAACGATGAGTAAGGAAATAGATTACAAATACAACGAGAGGGTTCTTATAGAAGAGTTCTCTCAGTATATTGATAATACTTATGACCAACATTACTCACTAAACAAATACCAGTCCACTGAGTTCATTATAGACAGTGGTCATGGTGAGGGTTTTTGTATCGGCAATATTATGAAATATGCCCAAAGATACGGAAAAAAAGGTGGCAGAAACAGAGCAGACTTGATGAAGGTCTTACACTATGCTCTGTTCATGCTACATGTTCACGATAAAAGCATAATGGAGGCAAACAGTGATGAAAATAAGTAATGAAACCAGAAGTATATTAAAAAACTTCTCAACTATTAACAGCGGTATTAAAGTAGAGTCTGGTCAACAACTCAAAACAATATCGAATATGAAAAACATTCTTGCAGTTGCAAATGTATCAGAATCATTTGGGCAAGAATTTAGTATCTACAACCTATCAGAATTTTTAGGTGCAACTTCTCTATTAGAGAATCCAGAGTTCAACTTCAATGAGAGTTCAGTATCTATTTCAGATACAGATTCATCAATGACATATTTCTATGCATCAGAAGGCATGGTCGCTTCACCAGAGAAGATGATTACAATGCCAGATGCAGAAGTTAAGATTGATGTATCATCTTCATTGTTAGATGAATTACAAAAGGCAGCTAGTGTTCTAGGGGTAAACGATTTACAACTCATTTCAGATGGCACTAAAGTAAGTTTAGTAGTCACTGATAAAAAGAATACAACTTCAAATACATTCTCTAGGACTGTTGGCGAAGGCAATGGCGTGTCATTTACAATGAACTTTAAGATTGAGAACCTTAAAATTCTAGACGGCAACTATGAGGTGTTTGTATCATCAAAAGGAATCTCTAACTTTAAGAATAAAGATATCGATTTAGAATACTTTATTGCATTAGAACCTGATTCTGTATACAATGCCTAAACTAAATATTTTTAGTGTGTCAGTTGTGCCAGTCTCCGCAACTTTCATGGGAGTATCGGAATCTCATCATCTTTGGTTCGATACACAAACAACAGGTGGGGGTTGTTCCTTATTATGAAACAAGAATTTTTATATGTTGAAAAGTATCGTCCTCAAAACATTGGGGACACGATACTACCCAAAGGGGTAAAAAAATCATTCGAAGAGTTCGTTCAGAACAAAGAAATACCTAATCTCTTACTATGTGGCACAGCAGGCACAGGTAAGACTACAATCGCTAAGGCGATGTGTAATGAACTAGGTGCTGACTTCATTGTAATCAATGGGTCAGATGAAGGTCGTCTTATCGATACTCTAAGAACTAAAATCAAAAACTTTGCATCTACAGTATCACTTTCAGGTGGTCCTAAGGTTGTTATCTTAGATGAGGCAGATTACATATCTGCTGAGTCAGTTCAACCTGCATTGAGAAACTTCATAGAAGAGTTCTCATCTAACTGTAGATTCATATTCACTTGTAATTATAAGAATCGTATCATTGCACCTCTACATAGTAGATGCACAGTAATCGATTTCAGTATACCCAAATCTGAGAAGTCTAAACTTGCAGGTGAATTCTTACAAAGACTTATACAAATCTGTAATGAAGAAGGAATTAAGTATGAAGAAAAGGTATTAGTAGAACTGATATTGAAATTCTTTCCAGATTTCAGACGATGTATCAATGAAGTTCAGCGATATGGTGCCTCTGGTGTAATCGATAGTGGTCTACTAGCGACACTTTCAGAAGAAAAACTTACACCATTGATTGATATGTTGGCGAATAAAGATTGGTCTAACATGAGAAAGTGGGTCGGTCAGAATTCAGATAATGATTTGAATACACTTTACAGAAAAGTATTCAATGCATTAGAACAAAGACTCGAACCAAGTTCTATACCTGCCGCTGTATTATTCATTGCAGACTATCAATACAAGTCTGCTTTTGCAATGGATTCAGAAATCAATTTCGTTGCATGTTTAACAGAAATTATGTCGGAGTGTAAATTTAAAAATGGGTAAAATTAGACAATGGTTCCAAAATTGGTTAGACAAACAAGTCGAAAGGTCTTTTCAGAGACAAGCGAATAAATTATTTGACAAAGCAAAGATACAATATAGAGATGGAGATAACACATGAGTCAATATGATGATGTCGTAGAGCGACAAAGACTTATTATCCAAGCAGAAGATTGGGCTAGTAAAGTAAAATCAGTACATGCTCATAGTCTCAGTTCAATGTGGTATGATGATAGACCCGAAGACACTGTTGACGGCAGATGTGTATTAGATGTAGAATATAACAGTGGTCGAATTGAAAGAACATTAGATGATGATTCAAAAGTATTCTTTGGTGAAGAACTAAAGGGCGATGCTCTTTTTGATGCATTCAGTAAAGCATACAATGGGTAAACGAAATCCATTTGATTTTGTAGCGTCGGTCTCTTACGACAAAAAAGATATCATGGTTGATGATATCGAAGAGAAAGCATATCAACCATTCTTAATAAACAAGGCATTATCTTACCACCAAGATGCTGTCTTTCTAGTAAACGAGATGAATGTTCGACATGGGTCGGATAACCGTCTTCAATACTTGTTTTTCATAAATACTCTTAGAAAACGAAAACGATTTTCGAAATGGCAAAAACCTTACGAAAGTAAGAAACTAGATGCTATCAAAGAATACTTCGGCGTTTCTACACAGAAGGCGAAGGAGTACCTAGAGTTATTGACTGATAAGCAATATATTGACTTGAAGGATAGTATGAAAACCGGTGGAAAGAATAATGGAAGAAGATAAACTTGTACAAGAATTAGTAGAAATAACATTTCCAGAAAAAGACGACTTCTTAAAGATAAGAGAAACCTTATCTCGTATTGGTGTGGCGTCAAGAAAGGATAAAGAGTTATTTCAATCTTGTCACATACTACATAAAAAAGGTAAGTATTACATCGTACACTTTAAAGAACTATTCAAGTTAGATGGTAAACAAACTAATTTTGATGAATCAGATATGGGTAGAAGAAACACAATTATTGATTTATTGAAACAATGGAATCTAATATCAGTACTCAAAGAATCACAAATAGTTGAACCTAGAGCACCTCTGAGTCAAATAAAGGTCATTCCTTTCAAAGAAAAGACTGAGTGGAAACTCACACAAAAGTACTCAATAGGGTCAAATAACTAACATTACCTTATAAATACCATAGTTAATATAACCAAGAAAGGAGGAACATATGTTCTCAGGAATTATTGACTTTATCATGGGTATATGGAATCTATTAATGATTATCCCTATAGTCATTTCAATCTGTAGTGTAATTGTCGCTTTGACACCTACACCTAAAGATGACAAACTATGGGCGAAGGTCTACACATACCTAGAAGTGCTAGCACTCGCTATTGGTAAAGCTAAAGATAAAAACCCCTTGTTGAAAAAGTAAGTATCTGATATACTAGTACTTACATAATTAGTGAGGTAAATATTATGGAATACTTTATTGCAATAGTAGTAGTGTTTGTTGTTGTTTACGCTTTTGTAAACAGAGGCAAAGGGAACGCAAGTTCATCCTCAGCAGTATCAACACCTGCACCTGTATCAGCACCAGTTGCTGATTCTAACGGTAACGGTATAACTTCTAAAGCAGAGTTAAAGAAACTAACAAAGAATCAATTATTTGATTTGGCGGAAAGACAATCTCTGAAAATTA